TATCGTAAATCTCAGCCGGAACCACGAAATCCTTGCCAACGAACTCGCAGCCGCCGAGCGGCGGGCAGAGATCCGCAAGGAAGAGATGCTTCGGCATCTTCGCCGGGTGGAAGCTGCCCTGGAGCAGATCCCGTCCGCGTAAGCGGCAGCCGTCGAAGCGGTTAAACTTCGATTGGGGTGGGCGTCACGTGTGCTCACCCCTTTTTTTAGCTATCAACGATTAGTTAAATAACGGGTAAAAACCTGGCATATGTTATGAGGCCCCTTAACCATCACAGGAGACATATGCATGTCTAACAATATGATTGAGTGGTGCGGTGTGGACGTGATTACGGGCCACACTCGGCACACACCGATGACGGCTACTAGGGCTATCCTTCAGTTGATTGATCGGAGTGAACGTGACCGGCAGTTAATTGACAAGTTGTTTCTGGAGATCGGTCACCTCCAGCAGCAAATTGTCGATCTGAGAAAAACCGTGGTGGCGAAGTAAGCACTACGGCACCACTAACCACCGCCGCCCAACTAACACTTGGGCGGTTTTTTTTAGCTATCAGCGGTTTCGCAGCAGCCAGCGTTTAAACTTCCCTGGCCCTGTGTACCCGATTTCGCGCCGGATTTCATTCTCTGGCTTTAATATGTCGTCGTCTACTTTGACAACAATAAACGTGGGATAGGATTTAACAGTAAAGTCTGCAGCCATATCGGGGAGCAGATCTACGTCAATAACGTCTATTTCGTAGCCGGCTATTAGTTCGGGATCTTCAACGAGGTCTTGTTTAAATTGCTGGCAAGGACCGCACCACGAGGCACTGAACACAACCAGCGATTCCCCGCCCCCACAGACATTCGCTATCAGGGCCACCAATAACATTCTAAGCACTTTCATTGGTAACTCCTTTTAACTAACTATAACATCTCCCTTTTCTTTTCCCGCTGTATTTGCGAAAATGGCGGCACTCTAGCTTGGGAAATACAGTCATGCCGTTTAGGTCTGAAAAGCAGCGCCGTTACCTCTGGGCTACGCATCCCGAACTCGCTAAGAAGTGGGCCAAGGACTATCCAGAATCAAATAAAAACCTGCCCATGTACGCTAAAGTTAATTCCGAGGATGAAACCATGAAAAAAGCCGATGTTTTCGCAGTTCTTCGGGCTGCAATCGGAAATAATTTAACAAATGCCCAAAACCAGGTTTATACATCTGAAAGTATCCTCGGCACGAAGTTAGCTAACTCAAAGATGGAACATATCGTGATGCCAACGGGTCATGAACCGTCTTCTGCAGGTGAAAAACATATTGAGAAAGCGCCAAAACCAGAGGCGGAAGATGAGGGCAGTATTGGGCAGTCCCGCACGGAGAACGCCACAGCCACTCCGCCAAGTATGCAAGAAACACCGCTTGTAAATAAGTTGGCGGCTGTCTTGGCGCCGAGAATTCAACAGATGATTGAAGATGCTCGGGCAAGAGAAGCGGCCCGAGATGCCGTCCGTGTGCCGCAAAATGTTAACGTCAAGCGATACGCTATGCCCTCGGCGAATATTCCTCCCCCTATTGGTATGGCACAGGCTCCTGCCCCAGCCCAGCCTGCAGCACCACAGCAAGCCCAGCCGCCACAGCCCCAGCAAAACGGGCTGCCTTCTGTGAATGGTAAGGGCGGCTCTCCCCAGTCGAATCCCATCAACTCTTTTGGCGGGATCTCGATGTCCGGTGCATTCAATGGCAATGCGTCTTTAGGAACAGCCAATGCTCCGGGCGCGAAGATGGCCGCCCAGAAGTGCTCCTGCGGCTGTGGCCAAAAAGTAAACGAATGCACCTGCCCTGCGTCGTGCTCGTGCCGACAAAAGAATGGCTCATGCTACGGCCTCAAGAAACAGGCTAACAATAACGAGGTGCTGGCGTGGCTGATGAGTCTTGATAATTCCAACATCCCTGATCCTGAAGACCTAGACTATGACGAGCGGATGAAGAGTGCTGGCACTCCAGCCTGGCAACGCAGTGCTGGCAAGAACGAAGAAGGCGGCCTGAACGCCAAGGGCCGGGCGAGTTACAACAACGCTACCGGTGGCAATCTCAAAGCCCCGGTCACAGAGTCCAATCCTAAAGGCGAACGAGACAAGCGGCAAAACTCGTTCTGCTCACGCATGTGCGGCATGAAGCGCGTAAACACTGGTGCTAAAACCAAGAAAGATCCTGATTCGCGGATTAACAAATCACTGCGGAAATGGAATTGCAAATGCAGTGCGGCCACCCTGTTTAAAGCAAGCCTGGCAACGTATGCACAGAAACAAGCTGGCGCGTCTATGGGCCGTCTGCTCGGTACTGCCCTGGCCTCGACGGGCGGTGGGTTGCTTTTGGGGGGCTATCCCGGCTGGAAACTGCAAACAGCCAGCGAAAATGCCGGCAACCATGAGTTTGTAAACTTTATCGCGGGCAAGGCACCGATCGCCTTAGCTGGTGCCGTAACGGCCGGGATTTATAACAACTTACATGACAAGTATGTTGAGCCGCCGAAGAAAGAACCAAAGCCGGAGCCAGAATCTGTCGCAAAGTATCTGCAATATTTAGTACACTGAAACGTCTGACATCTAAAAAAAGGAACTACCATGCCCATCGATCCCAAACTGTTAACCAAAGCCGCCAAAGTTTACGAAGCCGCTGAAAGCGTTGAAGGCGGAAAGCCCAAGGAAGTGTATGAGTCGCACAAGCAATGCACGCCGGGCGAATTTGGCATGAACAAAGAAGGCGGTAATTTTGCTGGCCGCCGGGCGCCGTTAGCTCTGGGTGCAGCCGCAGCGGCACAAGCGGGCCAGGCACCGAAGAACCAGCAACCCAGCATTTTCAGTAGCATGTTCCAGCCCAAGCCTGCAACGTCTCCAGTTGGCGTGCCGCAACCTGGAGCAGCTGCCCCGAAACCCGTACCAGCCCCTGTAAACAAAGGCATCTTCAATAAGATGGGCGCGGGAAACGAAAACTGGAAAGGCTTTGATTACTCAAAGACTGGTCCGGGTGGCTTGATTGGTTCCCGTACGTTGCCGAAGTCTGATGCGACGGCTAAGAACTGGCAGGGTTCGCAGGGCACGCCGCGGAAACCAGATTCGGCGACCGCACCGGCTGAGCAAAAGAATCCGCCGATGAAGGCAGTTCCGCAGCCCATGATGAAGAAACTCAGCGCGTTTGCCTTTGGGCAGTTAGTTGCCCAAGCCCGCAACTAATTGAAACCCAATCTTTAGCAAGGATGGCTTATGTCTGACTTTATTGCTGCCCCGACAATTACGTCTGTTGAGTTCTTGGGTACCACGTGGACGGCTGTGCCTGGTGCCACGCATTACAAAGTCTATAAGCGTTTACCGTCAACGACTGCGTACACCCTGCACGATACTGTCGCGGAAGCCGACCTTATCGACATGGGATTGCTGTACCCCGCTCGTGGCGAATGGGACGCAGAGACATCTTACAGCGTGAATGACATCGTGCAGTATGCCGGAAGCAGCTATATCGCAGCCGTCAATTTTAATGTTGAGTGCAACGGTTTTTACGCGCCAACATTAGCAGACTGCAGTTCAACCGCCAGTTTTAATCCGGCGGCATATCCGGCTGGCTGGACGCTGATGGCAGAACGCACGTCTAGCCAAGGCTGGCCCGAGCGGCTGCTGCAGTACGCTGCCGTGAGCGCTGTGATCGACAACGAAGACGTGCAAATTGAAAGCGCATTGTCTCCCGAAGTGCCAGTTTGGACTGTACCGTTGACTCCCGTAAGTTCACTTCCGCCGCCGCCGTGCAGTGTTCCCCCCTCGAAGCCGCGCTGGTCGAACACTTTTTCGTTATTGAACGCTGTTGACCTCACGTGGTTACCGCCTGACCAGCCTATTGCTGAAGACATCAAGTCATATCGCGTTTGGTACGAAGATCCGGCGCTGCCCAATACGTGGTTAGACGCGGAGGTCATTGGCGGCAATGTAATTCCAAATCCGCCGAACATAGGCGGCACCTTCATAACGCCGGGTCTTGGCGTGCGATTACGACTTTGGGCGAAAACCATCAATGGCAAACCGGCGACGTACAGAGTGCGCGTCTCCCGTAACAGCGAGTGCGGCAACAACTATAGCGACCCGATTGAAGTGGCCCCGCTAGCGGCGAGCCTTTCACCGGCTACAAACGTAACGGCTACGCCTGCCCCTGGCGGCATACGCGTTCGCTGGGTTTCAGGCCCTACGGGCGGCGACGGTTATTATTCAGCCCGGACGCCTGTGACGCTTGCAGATATTTACTACACCACAGCGCTGTCAAAGCCATGGCGGCTGGCTGTCCGCAACGCTATAGTCTCCAACGAGGGTACTTTGGTCAGCGGACTGCAGAACTTCACAAATTACATTTTTGCTGTACAGCGTAAATACACGCCGCCGGTAACAAGCACGAATCCTCGGCCAGGTGAATTACTTGCGGCGTTCAGCGAGCCCACGCAACCGACAATAATGGGGCCGTGGGTGATGGTAGGCACCAACGTCGGTGAAGAACCACCAACCAGTGCCGGATTTACAACCCGATACACGCTCAGTAGCAATGTTGTCTGGCACTATCCAATGTACTCGGCGCAACTGCCGAACCCGCCGATAAATACTGTGCTCCCTATTGTTACGACCAAGCACATCACGCGGCCTTCGTTGCCTGCCGGTACGACAATCGACCAGTTGCCGCACCGGCTGTACCAACTTCCTTTAACCGGGAACACGTTGGTTGTTCGGCGCGGCGGAACAACTTTGAGTTGGACCGGCGGCACGACCATCACTGTTGGCCGTGGCTCTGATGCGTATCCGCCGTTTCGCGGCATGACGACAACACTGGAAGGCGTCATTGGCGCCGACGGGGTAAATCAGCCCAATCAAAAAGTCTTTGTCGTCAATAGCGGAGACGGGACTGTTTCTATCGTTGACGTAGCCACTTCGGCTGTAACCGACACAATTGACGTTAAAACAGCCGGCCGCACTGAGTTGTATAGCGGTGTGTCGTACAACACAGCGACAGGCATATTGTATGTCACAGAAAGAAATTACGGCACAATCAAAGCCATTAATGTGGCAACGAAACAGATCGTAGGTTCAATTGATCTGGGCGTAGCTCTGTACGACGTGTGCGTGCATAAAGCATTGAATCGGCTTTATGTAGCAACCGAAGACGCCGGCATTAAAGTCATTAACTTAGCAACGGCGTTTAGCGGAGGCGCGGCCGGCACAGGCGTATCGACAATTGTGCTGCCCTCAGACGGCGTGTATGGCTACGGCAAAACACGCGGGCTGTATCTGAGCCTGGCCGAGGCGAGAAATCTTCTGATTGCTGGCGGACGCAATAACCCTGAAGAGATTATTGCAAATGATTCGTCCGGCACACCAATTCGTACCATGAAAAATGGCTCGTTGTTTGTAATTAACTGCACGTCAAACGATATCGTAGGGAAGAAAAATTTTAACGGCAATGTGACCGGCGTCGGCCTTGACGAGAACGGCTTAATCTACTGCCTTGAAAATGCGTACTACAACTCTGGCTGGCGAACTCCTGGCCGTATGCGGGCTTTCAATTTAAATTCGATTTCACTTGAAGTAGGCCTGCAATACTTCAATTACCCCAGTGGAATGCAATTAAATAATGTCAACGTCGGTGCGGCTCCCGGGCACTTGCACATCGGCCCATATCAAGATACCGGCGCTGGTTTGTTTGTCTCGCAGGGTAAATCTATGTCGTTCTCTAGCCGACCTAGAAACGCACGTTGGCATCACGGGGATAAGCGCGTTCTGCTCGCGTGGGAAGCGCCGAATGCCCCGATGCCGTCCAACTTTAGTGGCTATGACATTTTTTCGCGAATATCACCTGCGGCAAATGATCAGGCTGCGATTTACACTCGCCTTAGAACTGTGCCGCCGCAGACAACCTGGATTGATGTAACGTCACATGCCGGGGCACCGCTGGAAAATAACAGATCGTATGACTTCCGAATTGTTCCGTCGTTTTTAGGCCTGGGCGTGAACGCAGGTAAATTCTCTGGTTACGGGCAACCGCTGCAGACGTTTACGAACATCGTGCCACGACCACTTTGGAATTTTGTAAACATTAACGCGATGCCTTCCAGCGCGGCGCAACTTAAACGGGATTACATAAGTGCCGGCGGCTACTGGAATACCGTAGTAGCGTTACCGGCTGCCGTGTATACCGCGTTAGCGGGTTATCTTAGTTTTTCTGGCGTTGTTATCAGCAGCCAAGATACGAATGAGCCGGGCCAGTACTGGGCAGCAAACTGCGCGGCCAGCTTCGCCCTAATTGTTACGGCAAGTGGCGGTTATGTTGTGCCTGTCTCGTGTATGATTACTCGAAATTTAGCGTACACCCAAAGTACTGCGGTACTGGCGCATGAGTTGGGGCATGCGCTGGGTATTGGCTCATCGTCTACGTGGAATACCGGCGTAACACAGCCGACGTGGTGCCCTAGCAAATATCTTCTTTCTGGCACAATTTTTAAAAACGCACTCATCGGCTATCAAGAACACGTGCGATTACGCAACTCGCTTGATAGGCGCGTTTTTACTCACATCCCGTTACTTTCGGTATGGCCTTACAGCCTGTCGGGGGCTGTTGGTTTGCACTGGGAGCACGCGTCTACAAACTGCCAATCTTGGCTACCCGGCGTGCCTGGCGAACTCATGTCATATGATCGCAATAATAATGTGCGAACAAATGTATCGGTTGGCGCTTTGCTTGACATGGGTTATCGGCTGTGCCAGACAAACGAAACATTTAAGGCACATTTTATGGAAACAGCAGAGCGCCCAGCCGCTAATGCCATGTCTATGCAAAGTGCTCCGGTCTGGGTGCCAAATGAAACGCCTCAAGAAATATTAGCCCCGCAAGAAAACGGCGACGTGGGGGGTTGCTGCGTATCGGCAAATATCATCGGCACGCTGTATTTAGACGGTACAGAGCCAACGAACGTGTAAACTAGTTGAGTGAATACATCAAAGGAGAAAGCCGTGAAAGAAAAAGAAAAGACCGCTGCTTATAAGTTTGGCTCGAACGTTCTTCCGGGTGCTGGCTTAGGTGCTGCACTGGGCGGCCTGTATGGTTTCGCTGCCCCTGGCTCTGAAGAAGAGTATGACGATGAGGGCCGGCTGATGAGCAAGCAGCCCCGAAGCCGTTTGGCGGCTATGCTGCGTGGTGCATTAGGCGGCGGTCTTTTGGGCGGTGCTGGCGGCGTCGCAGCCGATCAGTATGCACCGAACGCTACGAATGACGCCTACAACTTTGCCCGCGGATTGTTTACCGGCAAATCAAAGGCTGAACTGACTCGTGGCGACAATGTGGCTAAGTTAACACCGATGGGTCAAAGCGTTGACCGGCAGGCTAGGACGATTGGCCAGCGTATTAAAGCGCCGGCCTTGCGGATGCCGCCGCCGAAGCCGCAGTTCGGACCCGACAGGCCGATTGATATTCGCTTCCCTAACGCGTCTGATTTTGATGCGTCGTCCAACGACGGACCGATGGGCCCCGGTGATCCCCACGCGTGAAGTAAAAACATGACACCATATTCTTTTGGGCAGAAAATCGCTTCAAGTTTGCGTGCTCCTATGGTCGCACCAAATTTGCTATTGCCGTTAGCAGGTACCGCGGTCGGCGCGGGTGCCGGGGCTTTGACATCTAAAAAGCATCGGCTGCGTAACGCGTTGATTGGTGCTGGCGCCGGCGGTTTAACCGGCGGACTTGCTGAGTACAAAACTCCCGGGCTGGGATTAGCGCTTAAATACAAATTAGAAGACGCACTTATGCCAGACTATCGTTCTTTAGACTGGCGTGACGCGATTATTGGTCAAGCACCGACCCACACGAAACGAGACTTTGCTCGGTTTAAAGAAATTGAACGTTACGCACGGCGCATGCCCCAGAAAGGCATAAAAAATCCGGTGTATAGCACGATCAATAAAATACATCCGCGTACACTCGATGAAACCTTTGAAGAAAAAACTTTGATTGCCGGCCCCAGAAATGACGATTTTTACGAGTACATGAATCAAATGAAAGACGATAGCGGCAAGTGGATTGCTAGTCCGCCTACCGTCGGGGTCCGTGCTGGTCAAGCCGTTGACCCTGCGGTGGCAAAAGAAGAACTCGCCCGCGGTTTCAAATGGGACCCGGTAAAAGAAGAATGGGCGCGTTTTAAGAAAGTTTACTTCGACAAAAACAAGAAATTTTACTGATGCAGGATGGGCTATCCGCCCAAGTGACGAGAACCTGGGCGTAGTGTTGTGAATAACAGCGTGGTGTAAAATAAATCCGACGGGTTACTTCGGGGGCTATATGTATAGCAGGAGAAACATCCCATGGACGGATACGAACTATTTCGACGACTTATTACGTTTTTGATTTTGTCACTAACGTTGCATAGAGCGCTAGCGGGCACGATCGATCCCAACACACCTGACGAAAAATATCTCGAGTTCGGTAAAAGTTTTCCTACTGTCGTCCGCCTTCGCACCCTAGTTCTCGACAAAGATCCTGAGCAGATTGAAACGCTCTCGTTGGTTCCGAAACCAGACAGCGACATATCACCTGACGTTGAATTCCAGGTGGGTTCTGCGGTCGTCATCAAGCCGCACTGGATGCTAACGGCGGCCCATGTTGTGCACGGGGCTACGCTTACCGTCGCCGAAACAGACGACAAAATTAAATACCCCGTCGACAAGGTCATTATTCATCACTTGTTTGAAGACGAGAAGTTTGGCTTTCACGATATTGCGCTGTGCTACTCGGCGAAGCCATTTGAGTTGCCCTTTTACATACCGCTATATGAAGACTTAGATGAGACAGGCAAGGCCGCCACAATTGCTGGTTATGGCCGCCGCGGTACGTTTCACACCGGCCATGTCTTTGACGACAATAAGAAACGAGCCGGCCACAACCGCATTGATTCCAGCGAACGCACGATTCTGATTTGCACTCCGAGCGTGACACATGACAGGTTCCCGCTGGAGTTCATGATTGCACCTGGGGACTCTGGGGGCGGCATGTTCATTGGCAACAAATTAGCCGGTATTAATTCGTTCTTAATGGCCGTAGATAAAAAGCCAGACGGCACCTACGGCGACGAAGCAGCGTTTACACGCGTAAGCCTGTACACAGACTGGATTGCCGAGCAGATTGAAAAGCACGAGCGGTTTATTCTTGGTCAGACAACCCTAGGGCCTGACGTGGCGGAGAAATAAATGGAAAGTTTAACCACGCTTGTGATGGTCACACTCATGGTGGGCGTATTTTGCTCGATTTTTTTGTGCGGCCCCGTGGCGTTAACTCTGTATTACTTTAAACGCTACATCTTGGCGTTTATTGTAGGGTCGATGGCAGTCGTGCTGGGCTTTTCATGGTATATTGACGTGTACACATGGGCGAGATTCCTCGGGTTGGCGTCAGCCGCCTGTGGCCTGTGTGCCGTCGTATTATCCGTGAAAAAGGCCGCCTGATGTCCGACGACCTGCACGCCCAATTCCAACCTGATTACACACCCGAGCAATTAGAGAACCTCGGCGTGTACGACTCGCTCTACCGGGGCCAAGGTCCGCGGTTAGCCAGTCTTGGGGCCTGGAAGCCCGAATGGATCAGCGAGCACGACCCCAAGGGCTGGGCTCAGTGGTACAAGCGTTATTCGTCTGGGCGCAGGATTCAAGGCGAGGACGACAGGCAGATCAAACGCTGGCTGAGTTTTAAAGCTCGCCACGGCGGCCCGTTTAAAAAAAGCCCCACACCCCGCCGCGGCTGGGCCTTACGGAATTGGGGCGTCGATCCAGCTAAGTTAGTAGCACCCGATCAGAGCCAAGCCACGACTGAGATGCTGGACGCCTACAAGGCCAAGGCGATGCAAAAGTACGTGGCACAAAAGCAAGCCAATGACCTGACTAAATTTGCCCCTAAGTGGAGTGACCGGGCCCACCTTTTAGCTGCATTGCCGCAGCACCTGACCGACACGCAAACGGCATTGTCGACGCAAGGTAATATCGACAAAGAGATGACGGACTTAGCGTTGATCTCGCAGGCGTGGTTGCGGAGTCAAAAACAAAAAGAGTTGCTGGCAGCCCGGCTCAAAAAGTTTCGCGAAACAGCGGGCTATCCGTCTCTCGCGCCATCACCGTCAATTCTCAAAACAGCCGATCTTAATCCTGACATAAAACTGCAGGACCATCAGCAACGCATTGCAGACCGCGTAACGAACGACGAGTCGCGCTTGCTGGTGTATCACGGGCTGGGTTCTGGCAAGTCGCTCTCGGCGATTGCTGCTGCTGAGGCGGCCAAGAAGAAATACAAAGACGATTACGGCATCGTGGTCCCGGCGGCACTCAAGGGCAACTTCGAAAAAGAAGTAGGCAAGTTCACTACGAACTCAAGCCCAGAGATCATGTCGTATACGGGGCTGGCGTTAGGCAAGAACTTCGCTGAGCAGCCCGACACGGTCATCATGGACGAAGCCCACCGGTTGCGGAATCCTGGGTCGGCTAGTGGTCAGGCGGCAAAGCGCGTAGCCCGGAATGCCAAAAACTTGCTGCTACTGACTGGCTCGCCCGTCACGAATTCGCCGAGTGACCTGGCTAACTTGCTGGGCATGCTGCACAACAAGAACATTACGCCCGAAGACTTTGAGAAGCGTTTTATTGACTACGAGAGTGTGAACCCCGGCGTGGTCAATTGGTTTCGCGGTGTGGCGCCTGGTGAGCGAGGAGTTGTCAAGAACGAAGACCAGTTACGGGGTTTGCTACGGGGCAAGATTGATTATCAGCCCAGTAAGACTCCAGAAGGCGTCAACGTGAATGAAGAAGTCATTCGCGTGCCCCTGTCGCCCGACCAGCAAAAGATTCAGAAAGCCATTCGTACGAAGATCCCGCCGGGCTTTCTCTGGAAACTCGACAAAGAGTTTCCCATGTCCCGCGATGAATTGGCCAAGTTAAATAGTTTTCTCACGGGCCTTCGCCAAGTCTCGTTGTCTACGCAGCCATTTCGATATGACAAAGATCCAGGCCGCGCGTTCGGGCAATCGTCCAAGTTACAGACGGCCATGAAAAACCTGCAAGGCGTGCTGGACTCAGACCCCCGTAAAAAAGCCATCATTTATTCCAACTTTATTGACTCTGGCCTGAAGCCATACAGTTCGGCGTTAGAGAAAGCCAAGATTCCGCACGGTATTTTCCACGGTAGCATTCCGGTAAAGCAACGCCAGCAGGCCCTCAAAGATTACAACGAGGGCAAACTGCGGGCATTGCTGTTAGGCCCAGCCGCAGCCGAGGGTATCTCCACCAAGGGCACGAGTTTAATACAGCTGTTAGACCCGCACTGGCACGAGTCTCGCAGCCAACAAGCCAAGGGCCGGGGTTTACGATTTGACAGCCATCAAGACTTGCCCGAAGAACTGAAGAACGTCGCCGTGCAGCGGTATATCTCTAGTTCTGAAGATCCGTCGTGGTTGGGTAAACTGATGGGTTACCAACGCGAACGCACAGGTGATGAAGTGTTAGAGCATTTAACTGCTGATAAAGAACGCCTGAACGAAGTCTTCCGCAAGATCCTGCGCGAAGAGGGTAGCGTGAAAAACTCAAATTACATTGATCCCGTTGCCGGCGTTGCTACGTGGTTTGCCGAGAAAGCGGCTGACGCCATGGAGGCGTTCGGCGACGCAAAGAACACAATGGGCGACGCCGCCCGGGGAACAGCAACTGCTGCCCGAGGCGCTGCAGGCTGGCTATCAAAATTACCGCAACGACTGAATAGCCGAGATATTAAACCGTCCCGAAGTGATTTAGATAGCGTGTTTAAGGCGTATGCGACAGAAGTCCCGCGGCCTCCAGTACGTGCTGCACAGATAGAGGCCACGCGCCGAACGCTATTAAACTCCTTAATGAAGCACCGCAAAACACCAGATATTTCCTCTGACATGATCGGCTCGTTGCCGCGAAGTTTTTTACCAGCGTCGTCTTTTGCTGAAAAAGATTTGAAAGCACTTGGGTTTTTGCCGTCGTATGTCGCCGTGCCAGAGCGCGGGCAGACGCAATTCCGCACGTTACGGCATCCGTATACCGGCATGCACTTTCATCGGCACGGCAAGAACTGGATTTTTCACGAGGACAACTGGCCGAGCCTAAGCATGCAGGTAGCCCGGTATGCGAAAGAACACCCCAACGCTACGACGGCCGATAAATTGCGTTTTCAAACTAAAACGTTTTTTCAAGACTCGTTGCCGCACGTCGTGTATGAAGGCGTGCCTGGGTATATCAACTATATTCACAACAGCGTCATCGGCGGCGTACCCACATTCAGCAATATTAAAGACCAAGCCGCTGTCACGAAGAATCCACTTGTGCAGGGTTCTCGGGCACTCGGCGCGTCGGCCCTGCTTGGGGCTGCTTATGGCGGTTTGACCAAGAATCCAGAAAACTTCGCGGCGGGCACCGGCGCCGGCCTTGGATTTTTTGGCGGCAACACCGCGGCCGGCCACGCACGTAAATTGATATCTAAGTTCGATAACAGAATTGAAGATCCGGGTCTTGCCAACTTGCTTTTACATGCTGGCTTGCCCGCCTTGGGTATTTACGGCGGCAATGCACTGGGTAAAAAACTGTATCAGCGGGTGCTCGGTGCCATGAACAACCAGACCGCCGAGGAAGAAGCCGTGAAGAAGGTGGTCCGTCGAAAACGGAAACCGGCGGCAGGGAAGGTCAAAAAGACGAAAAAGCGCGTGCTCCGCCGGGCGACCCGTAAACCAGTGACAAAGCCAGAAAACAATGAGTCGGGCGGCACGGAGGATGAAGAGTCCTGGTCGTTGCCAGCATTAAAAGACCTTCAGCCAGATTTGAGCAAAATTAACATCCCATTTTTACAGCAAAAAGCCGCCGCCCAAAAGGCAGGCCGACAAGCGACGCCCTCCCAGTTATAATTAACGCTCCGGCGGCATGGATGTCGCCTACAGCGTCAGTCAGGGAGGACTGCGGTATGGCGGCACGGTACAAGAATTATCACGCATTGTTGCGGCTGCTCAAGACCAAGTTTGCGGCCGGCTTCCCTGTCTCAGTCCGGCGCATGCGGATTACGGCCCGGCTTGAAGGTCGGTGCTGGAAGACGGGTAAGCAGTTTCACATTCAGATCGACTCTCGACTGGATGAAAACAAAGCCATGGACGTGCTGGTCCATGAGTGGGCGCATGCACGCGCGTGGAATCATCGCCTGGATTCTGCCACCACCGACGAGCAGTTTAACAAGTTATCCCATGATGCGGCGTGGGGCGTGGCGTACGCGGAGATTTATTCAGCGTATGAGCAGCACTTTACGCAAGCCTTGAAATAATGGGAAAATACAAGCCGTTGCCCCGCGAAGTTTTATTGGCCAAGAAATCCTGTTGTGGGCGCCGCTGTGTTAATTGTCCCTATGAGCCGAAGCATGTAAAAGGCAGCACAAAGGTTCCGCCATGAAAAACGTCCTGGCATGGTTGTGGCAGCGGATACCGATGTCTTGGCGTCCGCGGTACATCCTTGCTCAGCGACAACGGGCTGGTGAGTGGCTTACTGTGCGGAAAGCACATCTAGCGAAAGAGCCGTGCTGCCAAGCCTGCGGGAGAACGAAAAATTTAATCGTGCACCATGTGATCCCGGTGAGTTTTGATCCGAAGCGTGAACTGGACCCAGACAATTTACTGACGCTGTGCAAAGATCCTTGCCACATTGTATTCGGTCATTACATGGACTATCATTGCTGTAATTTACAAGTACGCAAGATGGTGGCTGAGTATCGTCGGGCCAAGCACCGCAAATTTTGCCTGTACAAAACGGACACGGGTTATGCTAAGTAATCCGGCTGCTGATACGGTCCCTTGGCGGGGCGCGGAATGCTATACTGTGACTTTGCCCCCGCGTAACTTCGTGCCGTTGCGTGTCAACCTGATATACAAACTGTAATACAATTGCGGAACAACACCATGAATGCATTTTCGTTTGGGCGGTTTGTAGCAGAAAAAGTAGCCGCTGGCCCAGCCGGCGGATTAATTACCAGCGGCTCTAAGCCTCTTCAAGGCCCTAATCCAATGAGCCCCAAGCCAATGGGTTCTAAACCGTCGGCTAGCACGAACCCTAGTTTTATGCAGTCCTACGGCAATGTTTTAGACCGCTGGTATAACCCGTTTACAAAACAGCGTAATTACGAGCGCGGCGAAAAAGGTTTAATGCGGGCCGGTCAGGCTGCTATGGGTATTGGTGCTGCAGCTGGGGCTGCGGCCGGTGGTGTCGCTGCCGCCGCGCCCACGTTGGCCGCCACGCCAGTTAGCAGCCTGCCGGCGTATTTTGCCGGTAATGCCGCTGCGGCAGGCACCGTAGCCGGTGCAGGGGCCGGCGGTGCTGCTGCGACACAAAGTCCCACGGCACAGCGAATGTTCCCGACGATGGCGAACGCGGCTTCAAGTGCGGCAAACTCTTTTAACCGATTTGCGACTGACGGGGCGATGCGGGTCAATGATCTGAAGAACACACTATGGAAAAAATTGCCGCACTCGGCACGCGAGTTTCATGAGACGATAGAGCACCATCCTTTTGCTCAAGCCTTGGACCCCAACACGGGTATCGCAAAACACATGAACCCGGTGAACACGTCTGGTAATTTAATGGGGCTGTTGCCGCACTCCGTTACGCTGCCGTACGAAGGTATGCATGAAGGGGCGCACGGCTTACACCACACACTGCATAACTTTGTAGGCGGCGGACACGGGCACGGTGGCGTTGAGCATGCGGGTGTGCACTAGGTTGTGAATACAGTCAATACATTTAAATTAATCGCTGGGCAGAAATAACATGCAGGCTTTTTCTTTTGGCCGTGCCCTCGGCGAAAAACTGGCTGCCGAGCCGAGTTTTTTGCGGTCTTACGGTAATGTCTTAGACCGCTGGTATAACCCGTTTACAAAACAGCGCAATTACGAACGCGGTGAAAAGGGTTTAATGCGGGCCGGCCAAGCCGCGATGGGAATTGGAGCGGCAGCAGGTGCTGCGGCCGGTGGTGTTGCTGCGGCCCCGACGATTGCTGGCATGGGCACCGGTACGGCGGCGACTGCGGGTACTGGCGGCGTCATAGCCTCGCAAACACCCGCGGGGCAAAACCTAATGCAACGTTTGCCGGCCATGGCTCAAAACGCCGCACACACATACTCGTCGCGCGTCGAGCCGGCTCTGCGGCGAGTTGGTTACGGCCCGGGAGACGCAGCCCATGATTTATATGCGGCGGGCACGGGAAACTTTGACAGAATTAAAGGCCCGAACTGGGGCGCGGTTGGTATGAAACCGCCGTCTATGAACGCAGTCACGGGCGCCCCGAGCGGATGGACGTCTGGCTTGTATCCGACATTGCCGCGACCGACAGAGGTTGTTAAAAACATAGCGTCGGCTGTCCCGGCATCTTCAGTTCTTGCACAGGCTAAACTGTAATGGCACTTTGCCCCGCATGTGAATCCGCATTAGTCGAGATTCGCTCAAAACACGTCTGTCCGTTTTGCCACATCATCGTCGAGACGTGCTGCGACGGCGGTGAATGTCGGCCGGCGGTAGCAGGCTGGAAAAAACTTGTCGAAGAGACGGCCCCGGCACGACAAGCGTATATGTCAAAAGTCCAGAACACCCAAGAGGAGTGCACTCGTGGCTGAATCTGCCAAGAAGTTTATTCTCAACGCCGAGCAGCGTGTTTATGTCGCAGAAGATTGGGGCCACGAGGATTGGATTTGGAACGGACGGTATTGCGGGAAAAAGTTGCTCATTAAAGCGGGCAAAACGACGCCATGGTCGTATCACCGCGTTAAAGACAAAGTCCTGTACGTCGAATCTGGGAACGTTGTGTTAACATATGGCTATGACGAAAACACTGCAACGGCGTCAAATTTAACACTTGGGCCGGATGCTGCGTTTCACGTTCCGCCTGGAATGTATCACAGCATTAAGGCAACAAGTGAGGCGCGGCTGCTTGAGTTGAGCACGCACCATAACGACAAAGACGTCTACTCCAACGGCGACCCCGCGGCTGAGGATAGCGATGAAGATTAAGCAGATTCTTAGTCGCGGTCTTGAGAAGTATGCCGAGCCGGTAGTTCAACCGACTGCCGGTACACAACCGATCAAACCATTAGGTGCCCCGCCGGCAGGTGCTGGAAATAACGCCGCGAGTTTACCTCCCGCGGCACCCGCGCCGGCACCAGCACCAATGCCGCCTGTGCCTGCCCCAGCACCAGCACCAATGCCGCCTGTGCCTGCCCCAGCACCAGCACCTGCACCAGCGCCCGCGGCACCCGTACCGAACGTTATGAAGCCGCCGCAGGCACCACCAACGCCTGCCCCGACACAGCCGGCTAATCAAGCCCCGCAAACGTCTCCGGCTAATGACAAGATGCCGAAGTTAATCGAGCACGCTCAGGCGACGCTTTCTGCGGCTAAAACACCAGAAGCCAAAGCGGAAATTGAAAAACAATTAGTACCGAATGTGACAGCACAAGTTAAAGCAACCGCCACACCCGAGACGTTAGATGCGGCGAGCCGTGTCATGCAAGGCGACACCGAAGCCGCCGCACCTGCCCGCGATAACTTTATTACAGATCAGGCCGGCGGAGATCCTACGAAAACACAAGACCCGACATGGTACGGCCAGGCCATGGGAATGTGGGACGGGTTAGGTCCGACAGGTCAGGCCGCGTTTATGGTCGGCGTGCCTGCGGCATTAATCAGTCTTTTATCGGGTGACGGGCTGATGGGGATCTTAGGCGGTCTTGGCATCGGCGCTCTTGGTGTCGGTGCCGGTGCCATGGGCATGCTTGGTGAAAACACACAGGCTGGTATGGGCCGCATGCTGGGCGACGCTGCTAATTTTTTCGGCGCTATTCCTGAAGAAGCCCGGGACTCAAGTATGTTTGCCCCCGGTGCGGACGCGGCTGTAAAGCAAAAAATTCAAGATGCTATTAAGGCGGCACCACAAGGCCAGGGTGCGGCTGTTGGTCAACGGATGCTCGACGCTGAACGGGCGAAGTTTGAGCAGTTGCGGCAACTGCACGCTACCAACCCAGAACTTGCCAATAGTTATTTAATGGGCATGCACGGCGAATACGCGCCCAAGACCCGAGAAGAAGCCGCGGCGTTATTCGCACGCCTTCAGCAACAGTATGACGAGACGGGGCAGCAAGGCTATTTGTACAACCAAGCATTGCAAGCCGCACAAAAAGAACGCGACGCACGACTGCAAGAAGCGAGAAGCGGCGGCAAAGGTAGCTGGGGCATGGCACTGGGCAATGCTTTCGGCGTCGACACTGATGCCGCCGCTGACGCAGCCATGCACGCTGAACTGGCTGAACGAGGATTTTTCGCGCCAACAGAAGGGAAGGAAACACGTGCCTCTATGAACATCGCACAAAAAATTGTACTGAAACACGCTGCTTTAAAAGCCGCACGGTGTTGGGAAGGTTACGAGCCGGTTCCAGGGAAGAAGCCGTATAGCAATAATTCGTGCCGCCCGGCTGGAAGTAAGAGCAAGAAAAAAAAGACTGAGAAGAAGGCGGCACAACCAGTATCACAATTCAGCCAAACGGCGTTCGATCGCCCGTACGCCGAAGCCGCGTTTAAGCAGCACGGAATTCACTTTAATCCAAAAAGCACTGATCAGCAGTTGTACAACCTGTACACCCGAAAAGGTACAGTGCGGCCGGGGCAAAAAATGAACCCGTTTCAATCTATGGTTGGGGCGCATCACGGTTATTTGCCACCTGCGCCGCTGCAGCCAAACATTAAGCCACAACCTGTGCAATCAACGGCCCCGGCGAACAGCGTAGCAAGCGTCACGCCGGTAAAAACAAAAGTACCCACACCGGTAAGGTAACTTATTGCACAACCAGCCGCGATAAAAAATAGGCAAGGAACGCCGCAATGCGAACAAACAACAAGTCGGTTCGAAAGGCTGAGCGAAAAGCAAAGAGGAAAGTCAAAGCAGTAGAACAACTGGAGAAACAAGACAAAAGCGCATCGCTGATTATTGAGTGGCGCAACGCCAGTCAGAAGCATGCCTGGAATACGATGAGCAAAAGCCCCATGACGTTTTTGCTAGGGTCGGCTGGCTCTGGCAAAACGTTCTTGGCTATGGCGTATGCGCTCAACGAAGTATTAAACAAGCGCCGCGAATTCATCGTGTTAACGCGGCCCATCGTTGAAGCGGGCGAGCGGCTGGGTTATCTTCCCGGCACGTTCGGCGAGAAAGTTAATCCGTACATGGCTCCGTTGTATGACACGATGGACGCTTTGATTGGTAAGTGCGGCCCCAAACGGGAAATCATCAATAAGAGCATTATGCTAGCGCCGCTGTGCTACATGCGCGGGCGAACATTCAATAACGCTATTTGCATTTTTGACGAAGCGCAGAACGCGAGCTACCAGCAACTCAAGTTATTTCTTTCGCGCTTTGGGCAGAATACCCAGGTCATTGTTACCGGTGACCCGTTTCAAAGTGACCTGCCGTATAGCCCGCCGCCGCTGGTCGACGTCGTGGCTAGACTTCAGGATGTGGCCGGCATTAGCACGATTAAATTCACAACAAATGACGTGGTGCGCCATCCGCTTGTAGCCGCTATCTTGAAAAAGTTGTAATGCCCCGTTGACTAGTTTGGGTGGACCGCTGTAGATTACGGCACACCCCGCAACGGAGTACACATGCGACCCAATCAGGTTGAGTGGGAGAAGGCGCAGAAATGGGAGCGCGACTGGTGGTTGAACACACCGCAGCAGTACAGTGTAGAAATTAAAAAGGGCGACACGGTTGCCGGCTGGCTGGGTATCAAAGATTCTCCCGACCTGGCTGTGGTCGATATTGGCTGCGGGCCCTTCTCTATTCTGCAGCGCGTCCAGGTCGGGTTTGGCTGTGCGGTTGACCCGATTAATTACGGCTCTTTGGAGCTGGGCTATACGGCGGCAGCTATTTCGCGTGTGTTCTGCCGCGGGGAAGAACTCAGCGACATACTTCCTGGTGCCAAGTTTGACGAGGCATGGATCTACAACTGCTTGCAGCACGTCGAAGATCCGACTGCCGTCCTTCAGCAGTCAATCCGAGTAGCCAAACGAGTACGGCTATTTGAGTGGATTAATTTGCCGCCATACACAGGGCATTTGCACACGCTCACGGCGCCCATGCTTATGGCACCGTTCAAAGAAGCAGGCTGGCACACAGACTTCCATTTTCAAGGTGTCGCCGATGCCGATGGCCTCAACGGCGAGTTTTATGTCGGCGTCTTTAGCCGGCCGGAGCAGGCATGACCTACACGTTCGTTACAGACGACGCTAATCCGCACCTGGGCGGCAATATCAACGAAGGCGATCCGTTTACATATTCTCCGACGACGTGGCGGTATCTCGTAGACCGGTTTGCTGTGCGGACGCTGTTGGATTTAGGCTCCGGACTGGGCTACAGTGCCCATTTTTTCTCCAAACTTGGGCCGCTAGTCGTAGCCGTCGACGGGTTAAAAAAGAACGTCGAAATGTCAAGTTTTCCAACAATTTTACATGACATAACGCATGCCCCGCTGTACTGTGCTGTAGATTTAATTTACTGCGTCGAAGTCGTCGAGCACATTGCTGAGCCGTACGTGCCGAACTTAATGGCGACGTTTCAGGGGGCGAAGTTTGTCATGCTTTCGCACGCCGTTCCGGAGCAGGGCGGTTACCACCATGTAAACTGTAAAGACGATAAATATTGGGTTGACCAATTTAACGTTGCCGGGTTTAATATGCTTCCCGAAGACAGTGCGCGTGTGCGGCAGTACTCGGCACTTGATAGTGCCCACCACATTGCGCGGTCAGCCTTAGTATTTGCACGCAGATGACTCATGAGCGCCGTACCTGAACTCGACCGCTTGCTCGACGAACATGCGACCGTCAAAAAAAACAAAAGGTGGGCACAGCGAGAACGGCTGCACCGACGGGCATTTGGTTGCATGCTGCTTTGCGTACTAACGTTTTTTCCGTTGGTGTTATTCTTCGGCGACATCGGTGCTTTTATTTGCGGCGGTGTGATGTTGTTTTGCCTGGCCCCGATCCTTACGTCGGCCGTGTTTGATTTACTGACGGTTTGTTTCACAGATCCACCGCCCCGCGATCCAACGAAACGTTACACCTACAAATAACCCCTGGTCGTTTTGCATGGATGCAAAAAACCGGTTCACGTCGAAGGTGCTCGTGCCGCCGGTGCCAGACGTCGAGACGCTGGGGCCAAACTTTTCTAAATTGCCAGACGCGCATGTGATCGCGGCAATTGCGGAAAACATGGCGGAGAACGAGATGTTCCGCCACGGCATTATGCCTTGCGTGCCGCGGTTTGATATCGGCGTCGACCGCATCACGTACTTTGGCGACGTAATTAAACGCGTGCAGGTTAAAGGGCAGGAAACCAAGAAACGTCGCACAGACAAGAGTTACGTATTCGACCTGCGGCGAAGTACAAACGGCGTTACGACGAGTTATCGCAAAAACGAACTAGACGCATTTATTTTTGTGCATACGGAACTACGGCTGTTTTATATTCTTCCGGCCAGTAAAATCTTGCCCGGCCAGACATCAGTGACATTCAGCGATAGTGTGCGGCAGCAATGGCAAAATGCGTGGTGGGTTTTAAAAAAGGAGCGTGAACATCATGTCAATTAAAGCAACGTACGACCGGTTTGATTTAGAGCAGGCCCTCATGGCGTGCTGGCAGACGGTAGACGACCTGCAGCTCTTATCTGAGATGGTCACAGAAGACGCACTGGACACGGACAAAATTGCCAACGCGGTAATGGGCATCGAGTTGCTGCACGAGATGCGCTGCAAAAAAACCATGGACATCTTTGAGCACGTCGTCTCGAACGGCGAATTGGATAACGACACCGACATTGACTGACTTTAACACGCTATTAAATAGGAGACCAGCATGACGCTCCCGCAGTTTTTAGACCTGATGAACGCGGACTTACAGAACGAATGGACGCATTTGCAGTTTTATCTTTATCACGCGTCATCTGTAATCGGCATCCACGCGGCCGAATACCGAGAGTTTTTCTTGGAGTCCGCCAAAGGGGAAATGCAGCATGTCCAGCAGTTTCTAGATCGGCTGTTTGGGCTGCACTTTAATCTGCCAAATTCCAGCGGCAAACAGTTTCCGCTTTGTCGTAATACGGAGTCGGCACTGGTTGAGGCTTTAAAGCTAGAAGAAGAAGTCATCAAGAACTACGCCACGCGTCTTGCACAACTTGACGCACTGATGATCAACAACCCCATCGAGGCGACGTACTTGCGTATTTTTTATGAAGATCAGTTGCAAGATAGTTATGAAGACTGTGAGCGTATTCGACAGATTTTAGGCGATACGCTGGCGCACGCTTTCCGGGCGGTCAACTCGCGACCTTAACACACGAGACAGTACTGCCATGGAAAACTTCAGTTGGGCCACCGCCGGAACAGTATTTGTCGTCTACATTTTGTTTGACATTTTGTACGCCCTGTACGTGATTTGCGTCAGTCGTCAGCAGGCTTTGAAAGCCAGCGGAATTAGCGCCGTGTTGTATAGTTTGGGCGCTTACGGTGTCATGAACTATCTGCACAACCCGTGGTATCTCATTCCGCTAGCGTGCGGGGCGTTTATCGGCACGTACATTGCCGTGAAATACATGAGCAACTGGCACGCATGACGCCGTACAGGCTCACCACGATCGCTATTGATTTTGACCGCACGTTCACCAGCGACGTGGAAATGTGGCGGTATATGTTGCGGTTGTTTGTGAGCCGCGGACACACAGTGATCTGCGTGACAGGGCGTACTGATTCGCCGGCTAATAGGCTGCAACTTCTGCACGTATTTGGCGAAGACACTTTTAAACTTTTAAAGGACTGTATTTTCTGTAATCACGGTCCAAAGCGGGCAATGACGTTACAACGCGGCTACAAAATCGACATTTGGATTGACGACCTGCCGGAGGGCGTCGGTGCCACAGATCCGCGAGAGTTTAAAAAACTAGAAGATCAGTTTGACGTCTGCGAAACGCTGCCGTTATTTATGCCTAAAGCCGTAAACCCTTATACTGTCTGGGAACCGAAACTTGTGGTACCAGAGTCTCATGGATAGTTACATCATACATGTGTCCATTTTGCTGGCTTTCGCACTTGGCTATATTCTTGGGCGCCTCGATATTATTGCGAGTCGGCTTACGGGCCCGGCTGGGCCGGTATATCAATCTCCGCTCGCGAAGCCATCGCGATCTGGACGGCCCACGCCCGTGCTGCAGCCAGACATCAGTACAATTGACATCAATGAAACAAAAGTCGTGACAAAGATTAATACAGACGGGCTGCAGAAAGCCTCGGACGTGGAGCTCGGGACAACCACGGCAAAACAAGACACCATTAATGCCTCGGTTTCCAAACTGGCACAATTAAAGGGTAAATAAAATGGCCAAAGGTTTAGACGTTGGTACTTCATTCATTGTCCTGGCTTCAGACTCCGAAGCCCCCGTTAGCTACACCAGCGACGATAAGTTCGACTACGTGAAGTACAAGGAACTGCGTGACGCGTTCTTTGCCATCAAGCCGACGACCCCCGTGGCCACGAAGATGATTGAGAAAGGCCTGCAGGGCAAGTTATTCGTCAAAGACGCTGACGGCACGTTTATTCTTCTTGGGCAAGACGCTATTGAAAAAGCCATCGAGCGCAACGAGTCAGCCAAACGGCCCATGTTCCGGGGCGTTGTTTCGGCCAAGGAAAAAGACGCTCGGCGCATCCTGGCGTACATCCTGAAAGAAGTCGTCGGCACGGCCAGCGAACCCCACGAAAAACTTGTGTTTTGCGTTCCGGCCCAGCCCGTCGACCAAGAAGACGAAGACTTTGACGTTGGGTATCACGAAGACGTGGTTATGACCATTTTGGCCGAATGCGGGTACATGGCCCGGGCGATCAACGAAGCCGAGGCGCTGTGCTATTCCGAACTCGAGAAAGATGACTACACCGGCGTGGCACTGTCATGCGGCGCTGGCATGGTGAACTGCTGCATCATGCTCAATGGTGAGCCGACAGTCATGTTTAGCACCACCAAATCCGGCGACTGGATTGACCGTATGGCCGCCGTCGCTACTGGTGAAAAAGACTCGGTGGTACAGGCCGAGAAAGAGCAGGGTGACTTCACGATTGGCGAACAGAACGATAATCCGGTGCTGGCTGCTGTAAGTGCGTATTACGAGCGGTTGATTGACTACACGACCAAAATGCTGGCGCACGCGATTGCTGGCCACAAGGCGTTACCCAAATTTAAAGATCCGTTGCCGGTTGTAATTGCCGGAGGGACCAGCCAGGCCAAAGGCTTTATTGACGTGTTCGCAAAAAAATTGGACGACAACGGATTTCCATTACCAATTAAAGAAGTGCGGCACGCCAATGACCCCCTGCATGCCGTCGCGCGTGGTTGCTTAATTGCAGCCAAGATTCTCTGACGCAGGGCCGTAGACAGGCCGCAAGTCGGTCGCTACGATGGCTCCGTTGTTTTCTGCTTTGGCTACAAGGATGTTATATGGCGGCAAGAAGTAGGACGCCGTTTGACGGTATTATTATTTCGCACCTCGGGAACATCGACGGGCGACAGCCAGACAATGAAAATAAACTTGCCTATATTCAAAAAGCCCTCAAAGCCGGCTGGCATGTCTGTGTCGATGTCGTATTCCACTGCGGCACTTTTATCTTGCCCTACGACGGCGGCTTTAATCCCGCGCCACCTGCCCTGCTATCCAAGCAGCGCGTCTGGTGCCGCGCTCACGATCCGGCCACCCTGGACGCTTTATGTAACGTCAGCGCCCACTCGTTTTTAGATACGCAGGGCTTGGCGTTAACAAGTGCACAATTTGTATGGACGCTCCCGGGGCACGAGTTAACATCTCGGTCAATTGCTGTATTTCCAGAGACAGCCGGCGAAGACTGGCTAGCACTTTACGAGCCAGCCGGCCTGTGCAGCAACGAGCCGATGCGATATATCTAACGTACTGACAGCCGGGCGGTAAAAGACTGCCAGCCACCGATCTTTGACAACCTATCTTTATTGCCAGCCCGATTATCGCGGCCAGGGTAATACTGTTAAAATTGAAGTGCGTCAAAAGTTAGTCGTGGTGGCCGGCTGGTTAGGGTCGTTTTTTACCGCAGGGATGCGGCAAAGTTCGGCAGGTTCCGCGGTCAGATATAGTCGTGAGCGCGGTTGGAGGTACGGCGAATGCCACACAAAGTAAATTTTACTTTTGTAAGTCGTCGTAAAACCCTGGTTTAAATCAGGGTCGGTCTCGCGGAAGGGGATCGCGAGGGCTTTTGACGCATTTAACATAAAGCAAGCAATATCAAGCGGTTATCATCATGTCTGACGAAAATTTGCACGCTATTGCCGTATTTATCAGTGCTTTCGGGGCCGCGGGCTTCGCAGGCTTGGCAACTCTTTTGCGGTTTGCCAAAAAACTGTCTAAACTTAATGTCATCAGCTCGATGCTTAACGCCGGTTTTCTGGGGTTAGCCATCGCACTGATTTGGTATCAAAATTACTGCCGGACAGAAAATGTATACGGCCTAATTGGGATTTGCGTGCTGGCCGGCATGGGCGGCTCGACGCTAACCGATTTGGCGATTTCGTTGTTATCTGGTGCCGGTATTAAAGTCATCATCCACCATGAACGTGATCATGAGGAGTTGCATCAACATGACAATGAACGTCCGTAAACAATTGAGTGTCGCCGCGTGGGGCGCCAGTGCGTTCTGTGCGGTGTTGCTGCTGCTGTCCGCACAGGCCATGGTCAACCATTGCGTGTCCGCTGTCCACGCGTCTTCGGCCACGAGTGCTGAAGCGATCGGCGGCTCGCGTTGAATTATTGCTCGGTGGCGCAACGGTAGCGCGGCGCACTGTTAATGCGATGGTTCTAGGTTCGAATCCTAGCCGAGCAGCGTACAAGGAAAACCCATGAACAGCTTATTCAGTCTTGATCCGCTGTTGTGGGAAACATCGTTGGAAGATCAAACCGTGTACCAGCTTGGCAACGCCATTGGCTGGCTTGGCCGCACGGGAACAAAGACGGCTGCAAATCATTCATTATCTGGCCGCTTGTATCTGGCAAAAAGCGGATGGCTTCTGCTATCTGTGCCAAACGCGTTAGTCCGTGGATTATTTGACGCCTTGGTGGCGCCCGGGGCAGAACTGCCGTTGGCCGGCGCGATGAATGTGCCCAACGTTGACGCAGATCTTTTGAACGCCCATATTTCTGTGATGACTGCCGACGAAGTGCAGTCGGTGGGTGCCGATAAGATCAATGAGCGTGGCCACAACTTTGGCTACACACTTGGGCCGTTAAAAGAAATAACCGTCCGAGGCATTAGCGGCGTAAGCAAAGTTTGGGCCGTGCAAGTCTCGAGCCCCGGCTTAACCGCAATTCGCAAGAGTTACGGATTGTCGCCGCTGCCGAAGGGCCATCCGTTTCACATCACGGTCGCAGTACGAAAAAAGAACGTGCTCGGCGACAATGAGGTACGCAAAGCCGCTGCCGCGGACCCGAGCCAGGTTGTGCTCGTAAGCGGGCATTCTGGGGCTGGCAAATCTACGCTGTCAAAAGCCCTAGCCGAAAAATTAAAACTGCCGCGCGTATCGGTCGATCAAGATCCCAATTTTCAAAAGTTTCTTGACGACAATACGCCGGATAATCATTTGCCAGCCGGCTCGCCCAAAGAACAAGACTTTCGGGCACTGATGCGGCAAACGGCTATGCAAACGTTGGAGAAAAACGACGGGCCTGCTGTGGTCGAGGGCGTGCAGCTGTCGTATCTTCCGCCTGAGATTTTAAGCAAATACAAAAGGGTGCATGTAAACCCGCCTGTCGAGCAGGCGTACGAACAACGCCTTAGCCGCACAAAACAGCGGTACGAAAAAGACCCCGCAAAAAAATGGACGCCGGACGTCGAGCAAGAAAAAAAGCGTATTGCCGATCTTGTCTATAAGTTTCACACGCCCACGATTGCGGCGTATGACAAACTTCCGGGCACGCTGAAATACAAACCAGGGCAAGACCTTTCGGCCCTACTGCAAAAACTGCAAAGCCAGCAGAAACAGGCGGATCTGTTATCTGGTGGCGAAGCCGACGGCAAGGCCGATAATAAGTTTTTGAAAAAAGAATTAACTAGGGGAACACGGCATGAGCACGAGCACACCGACAACGATCAAATCGCCAAAGAAATTGCCAAGGATCACTTGTCCGAAGACGCGGCCTACTACGACAAGCAAGAAAAAATAGAGAAAGCCGCGCAGCCCGAAATCCTCAAAGACCTTTTAGCGGCAAAAGAACATTCGGATAACAAGCGCTACGACCACAAGGCCGCGATCATTCGGCGCTTGATGGCACAATCGCCTGATGACTGGGTAATCGACGACGCTAAGCCGAAATACAAAGGCATTACCCACCGGCCCACGAATTTCAGGCTCCACATAGATCCGACCGTTATTCCGGCTGGCGTAAAAGCCGCGGCGAACAGCGTGTATTTAAATGAACTGCGGAACTCGGTATTTGGCCGCGGTCCTTTCGCGTATGACATGCAGAAGCCTGTGTTTGAGAACATCCGTAATCACATGGCTGAAATTAAAAGACGGGGCGACTGGATGCTGCAAGCCCAGCGGAATAATCAGTCGTATCAGGCGTTTATTAACCCGGCTTATCGCCATCAATTAGCCCTGCAGGCTTTTCACGGCAATATGCCGCAGCCATCAATCGTAGATCAAACAATCGAGCGGTTTGGCGGCAACTTTTTAGGAACACCGCGATGAGCAAAATAAACTGGCCCTGGCAGCCAAAGCCGAAACCTTCGCCGACACCAGACGTAACGCCGGACAAGCCGTCGCCGCAATGGATGCGTGCATTGCTGCTGTTTCGTAAAATACCTATTCAGAAATTGTTCCCGGCATTGACTCTGACGTCGTTTATTGTTTTTTTAGCTCTCAGCGGTCTGATTGCCTGGATTGTCGTAATTCTGGCTTTTGCCGTGCAGTTATTTCGAGTGTTAACGTGATGCAGCCGTCGCACGATATTTCCGCGTGGGAACAGGTACCCAACAGGGTGGCTGCGTTGCTGCCTGTTGTGGCACACATTAAAGCCGCCCACGTTGACGCCGTAAAAGACACCGGCTTACTGAGCACCAGTTTTGTCACGTGGCGTCCGGCGACCAATACACTGACTGTGTACGCGAGTCACGACCCGAGCAGCGAAACCCAACAAAAGTACGCAGCGGCTATGCCGCAATGGTCGTGTGTATTTCAGCGTTTAGCGCCCCTGAACATTGCCGAAGAGATTGTTGTAAAAAAAGCAGGCATTACCGGTATCGCGCCAACATTTGATGCCGCACAAAACGCGCTTGGCGGGCCAACCCCTCTGACCAACGCTATTGTTACGGGCTTGGCTGCTGGCGGTCTTGGGTATGGTGCCGGCACACTGATTGAAAACTTATTCCCGGAGCGCTACTTAGAGCGCGGTAAGCTGCGAAATACGCTGGCGCTTATCGGCGGCTTGGGCGGCGTTGGCCTTGGGGCGAACAATGCGGCAGCGAATGCGCGAGCCAAAAATACAAGTTTTTTGCGTGGCTGGACAATTAAAAACTCGCAGTTTGGCGTTTACGCGCCAGAATTGAATCCGGCTATTCCCGGTGACTCGGGCATCATGGCGCCGTCGGTTAATATCCAACAATTTAACAACGCAGTTTGGAACGACGCCCGTAAAGGTTTTTATAACGGGTTTGAAAATCACACACCGCCGGCTTATGCCGCTGCGGCAAGCGGCATGATGACTGGTTTAGGCACTGGTCTACAGTCGCCGATTATCAGGCCGTCTGATGTTATTAACGGTATCGCGTCCGCCGGCGTTGGCCTAGCCACCGCGACGATGGCCGGCAAAGCGTTGTCTGCAATGGCCGGCTTAACGCCGCTAGCCCAAGAGAAACTCCAGGACATGGGGTTATGGGGCGGAATGATGCACGCTATTGTGCCATCTATGTTAGGCATGCGCTGACGTGCTTGCGAATTTGTAACTGTTAAGGCACAATATAGTGTTGTGCTTTTACTCTAGGAGGCTCTATGTCGACACGTAAAGTAAGCGTTGATACTGTCCGCGAAGAAATGCGGATGTTAAATGAGGCGGCCAACAACACCGCCGAAACGGGCGTTGGAAACTGGATGTCGTCTGATTTTTGGACAATGGCTGGTTCGGCTGTGGCTAATCTTGTGGCTGTGGCTGTGCTTATTGGCTGGGTCAGCAACACAACAGCTGCTGAGCTGACGCAGGCGTTGACCGCCGTCGTGGGTGCGACGCAGGTCATTGTTGTGAACGCGGCATTGGTGTGGAAGTATCTGTCGAACCGCAATCAACTGCGGGCGACTATCCTGAGCCATCGCTACCACTATTTGGAAGCGACCACCATTGAAAAAATGCGGATGACCGCACAGCAATAACATGACAAACGGAGATCTCCAAAAGCGGGTCGATGCTTCGCCGCGTTTGTCGGCACTGCGGGATCGACTTACAAACGAGTTGGTGTTTCGGGCTGACAACTCAGTTCAGTTCGACCCGCTTTTGGTACTCGCGATTATTTCGTTGATGCTGCAGATTATCTATTACTGCCGAGAGTTGCGAAAACCCGACGAGATTAAACAAGACATCAAAGACATTCGATCGTTGCCCGCCCGCAAACTAATTCGTTTGCGGCGCCGGGCAAACCTTTTGTGGCGCGACTGTTGTGCGGACAAACAGGACAGCCGGCACGACGCTAACCCTATTTTGACGGCACTTTACGAACTGGGCGAGTCGGCTGATGACGCCACGCTGGACGAATTAATCGAACTAGCGAAAGAACAATAAAGGTGACACAGTATGGCAAGGACGCCAAAAAAACAAAAAAACGAAATTCTCTCCGCTAATGAAACACTGAAAAAACTCTTTGACCTTGGTTACTTTGGTGAAACACCGTGGGCGAAGGTTAAGACAATTCGCGGGGCCGATTTATCGCGGGCTGTAAAAGCCTATCAGGAGTTTAACGGCCTGGAGCCGACCGGCGCCGTTGAGCCACGCACTGCTAGTCGCATTCACAGGCCGCGATGCGGGCTACCAGATTTTAATCTGACGGCGCCTGGCGGTGCTCCGTGCAAGTGGCTGCATAAAAAGATTACGTACTATCACGACATTACGCTTCCAGGCGTAACAGACGAGCAGGTTAAAGAAGCGTACGACATTGCTTTTTCGCAGTGGGCCGAAGTTTGCGATATTGAGCCGACCCGCGTTGACGGCTCAGATAAAGCAAACATTTATGCTCGATCAGGCGTTGGCCGTGCTAGCGGATTAGATAACAAGGGCGGCACGCTGGCCTGGAGCGAATTACCGTGCGGCGTAACTGAAAACGTGCAATTAGATCAGATGTTCGACGAGGCCGAGCCGTGGTCATTTAATATGGCCGTAGCGGTGATCTGCCACGAACTTGGGCACGCGCTTGGTTTGCCACATTTAAATTCTGGCAATTTAATGGCGCCTTATTACGATCCAAATGTAACTGGCCCACAAAAGGGCGACATTAAAGAAATTGTCAAACTATACGGTAAGCGTAAAGAAAAATACGCAATTACAAAAGACGCTGCGCCGCATATTCACGGTACATTAGTCATTAATGGGCGGCCGTACGTGCTCGTGCCGCAAACTTGATAGAATAACTGTTTTGGAGGTAACCTATGACTGCGTTTCAAATAGTAGCGAGTGTAGTGTTTGTTGCTGTAATGCTGGCGGCATACCGACAGCAGATTGCGTCGTTGCTGACTAAAACTGTCGGTGCAGAGAGGGCACCGGAAGTACAGCAATCGATCGCCGTTATGCTCGTTAACGATATCGTTGCGGTTACAAACCTGCGCGATAAACTTTCTGCCGAAGACTGCCCCGAAGGCGTTGAGGCGTGCACGAATCTTCTTCGCGTTATTGTTGAGCACAAGCAACCGTCGAAAGGTGTTGTATGAAAAGGTTAGTTTGGTTGGCCGGTCTAGTACTGTTGGCCTCGTTTGCTGAGCCGTATATTCGCGGCACATATCAGCAGGCGCCGGTTGTTGTCGAAGACAGCAGCACTGACAAGACTGATCCGACAATCCAAAAATTGCTTGCCGACGCTGCAGCTGCTGACAAGGCGGACGTTCGCGGCATATACAAAGCATTACGGGCTGTCGTTAATCGCGATGCCGGCAAGCGCGTCGTAACGACCGAGCAGTGGAGCGATCTGCAGGAGAACACGCTGCAACTCGCAATCACACAGGTGAATAAGTATCCAGGATTAGATGAGGCAATTGAGCAAGTATTTTTGACCACGCTCGGAACAGACGACGTGCTGCCGGGCAACGAACAGACGCGCTCAAAGATTGTTGAAGCGTGCGACGTCATTATTAACTCGGCCAAATAATGCCTTCGTTGTTTACACTTTTTGTTGTAGTATGTTTAGTTGCGTGGCTTGTCCTTATACTGCGAGGACAAGAACCGCCCGTGGCCCCGCAGTATTTACGTTGTATCCAAGTAAGGAGAGAATACATGGCAGATCTTTTAACATATGCGGTTGTCGTAGCACCGCCGACCGATTCTGACGTAGTAACACGCGTTTTCTCTGTTGACGTTAACGGTGAAAACAAGGGTGCGACTTCTTTTGCTGGCAACTCGGTTGATCTCGGCACAGTAACTGTTCCGCAGAACGCTGAGGTTGTCTTAACGCTCGTCGACGTTGACGATGCGGGTAACTCGTCGGTACCGGCATTTCACCGCTTCGTAGCGGTAGACACGCTGCCGCCGGGCCAGCCTGGTGGTTTTGTGATCACGCTGGTTGGCGAAAAAGCAGCACCGGAAGTAACGCCGGAACCGGAAGTAACGCCGGAACCGGAAGTAACGCCGGAACCGGAAGTCACCCCTGACGCTGACGCTTGATTTTGGAGAGACGCCATGGCTTTCGAAGAGAAGTTGTTTGCAAACGTCTATGACGTTGTGGCAGCATATGAAGCGGGCTTTTTGGGTGCATTATGCGATCCCGAAAAAACAGCCCAGCTTCAGGCAGAAATTGCTGCTGCGGGCGGCCTTCCCGACGGAGCCATGGCGTGCTCTACCTTTGGCCTGGAAGACTCAGGTAAAGACAAACTCAGCCTGACGTTTCTTGAAATTCTTAAACTGTACCCGGACTGTTTGCCGGGCGGAGCACAGGGGCGCGGCGACTGCGTAAGTTGGTCGACGCGTAACGCGTGCTTAACCACGATGTGCACAGACATCACAAGTGGGCAGCCTGACGAAGTTTCAGGCCGGCTTGAGGGTGCACCCGAGGTTAGTGACGAGGCACGCTTAAACGGCGTGTTGAGCACGGAAGCATTTTATAATTGGCGCCGGCACTCCGGCGACGGTTGGTTCTGCTCTGACGCTGTTAAAGTCGCGATGAACGACAGCGGCATGTGGCTGCGAAAAAAGTATGACGAAATTGGTGTAGATCTGACCCGTTACAGTTCGCGTAACGCGGGGCTGTATGGCAATAAAACGCCGCCGGAAGCGTGGCGGCAAATCGGCAAAGATCATCTTATCCGCACAGCGACAGTGCTTCATACATATGAAGAACTCCGCGACATGCTGGCGAACGGTTATGGGATTAGCTCGTGCGGTAGTGAGGGCTTTGAATCAAATCGTGACGCTAATGGCGTCAGCCGCCGCACAAAACAATGGGCGCACGCGATGGCGTATATCGCTGTAGACGACCGGCCGGAAATTATTAAACTCTACAAAGAACCGCTGGTGCTGGTCCAAAATTCTTGGGGTGATTGGAACGATGGTCCGAGAATTATTTACGGTACAAACATCAGTATTCCCGTCGGCTCATTTTGGTCGCGATGGTCGGACATCAAGAATCGCGACATGATTGCGGTGTCTGGTGCGGCCGGTTGGCCGCCTAAGAAACTCAAGAGCTACGGCGCTCGCGGCAACATTTAACGAGGTTTTTATGTTTAACTGGCTTTTTTGGTTATTAAGCCTTTTTACTGCGGCGGCGCCGGCCGACCCAAACTTTGTTCCCGCAGTGGCAGCCGAGGCCGCTTATGCGTCTTTGATTCACGTCGCGCCGGATACGGCACCAAAGCCGGACACAAAAGACTGTAAGACATGTAACGGCACAGGCCGGGTCCGATCTGGCGATGGCCAGGGTTGGACAAAATGCCCCGACTGCGAAAACCGCACGGGCATGCGGGCTATTGACGCCCCGGCGGAAAAACTAACGGCACCCGGAAAAGGCTGGCCCGCTAGAAGTGTTTCGGCTGACGCCCAGTAAGGAAATTACATGTCTGTCCAGAAAATTACTGGAAAGTGTTACACTTTCCGGGGGTTAAAGTTCTACGCTCAGAACGGCTTTGTTTGTCTTCATGACGAAGACACCGGCGATTTTTTTGTGCTAACCCGCAAAGAGTTTCTTTTGCGAGCGCAGGCACTGAGCGACGAAGCCAAGCGACTGCGGCACATTGCCGCCACAAACCCGAGTAAAGCTTCCTGGCTTTCCGCGGATCGCATGGATTTACAGCAGGCTATTGATAATATGGTGGCCTGCACCCAGGAGGCCCGCGAGCAGGGAGACCGAAATGACCCTGTAGTCGACGAGTGGTTTAGGCGACATCGCCCCGGCAAAAAGAGTAAGATATCTTTGGCCAGCGGTGCTAATTTTAATACGGCACTGCCCGGTGTTTTACCGATCGGGAAAGATACTGGAAAGCACGTAACCCCGGACTTTACTGCCGGGCAATCCGCACCAAAGAAACTGATTTTGCCGGGAGATTTTTAATATGGACATGACCCCTAACGAGGCTTTTCGGCTCGGGTTCATTACCCGCTGCGCCGAAGAGGGTCTAAACGGCGATCAACTACAGCAGCGCATTAAACTGGCAGCTGAGAAAAAAGCCTACATGAACTACATTTTACCGACGCTGTTACTTGGCGGTGGTATTGGGCTTGCGAGCCAGGCACCTGGCGTGACGGGTACAGCACTTGGTCTGCCAGCTGCCGCCGGGCTGGGCATAGGTGCTGGCCTTGGTTACGGCGCGGCACGGGTTACAGAACCCGACATCTCAGCCGATGACATTAAAGCTATGGAACTTGCGGACACCTACAAGATCTACGCTGCCCGGGCTAAAGCTAACCGGAAAGCACAGAAATACCGACAAAGCAGGAGCATATGAGCACGCGTAAATATCACGCAGAAGTTGGTGGCGGCCAGCACGGGCAGCATGCTCTGAATTGGCCGGGCACGATGGACGGTTTTCCGGTTATTGGTAGTGATGCTGCACTTGGAAATCTTAAGCAGGATGAGGTTGAAAATCTTGAACTGCAGTACGACTTTAAGTCAAAAATGTTTGTTTTGTGGGACGAAAAGCAAAAAGCAGAGTTTGACGAGATAAACGATAAAATAGTAAACGGCTGGTATAGGCTGCTTAAACGCAGCGACCATTGGGACGAAGAAAACAACCATTACCGCGTCTGGTTAGAGTGGTTCCAGGT